CGACCCGGCCACCATGACGGTGGACAAGGCGCGCGGTGAGGCGTTCGCGCTCAAGGCCAAGGTCGCTCGCGGCGAGGACATCGGCGCGGTCGCCAAAGCCGCCAAGACGGCGGCGGGCGTGACCGTCGGCCAGCTGATCGATGAATATGTCGAATACATCAAGACGCCGGTCAGGAAGCATGGTGTGATGCTGCCGCGCGTCGAAAGCTGGAAGGAAAGAGCGCGCCTGCTCAACAGCAACGTGCGCCCCGCCATCGGGTCGAGGGTCGTCGCCGACGTGACCAAGGATGAGATCGCCCGCATCCAGATCAAGATCGCGGCGCGCTCAACCGCCACCGCCCGACTGACCCGCTCCTGCATGAACCAAATCTTCAAGTTCGCCGCCGAAGCCGGTCGGTCCTACATCACGGCCAGCCCCTGCGTCTATCTGCCGAAGCTGGATGCTGAAACCGCCAAGCAGCGCGTGCTGTCACCGGAGGAAATCCGCACGCTGTGGTGGGGACTGGACGACCCCAATCTGCCCGCCTGCCGCTCGATTGCGCTGGCCCTCAAGTTCATGCTGGTCACCATGCTGCGGTCGAAGGAAGTGCGCGCCGCCTTCCGCAGCAACCTGATCGAGTTTCCCAACGAGCCGGTGCTGCGCATCGACTGGATGCACGTCAAGAAGCGCCGGGAAATTCTCCAGCCGCTGAACTCGCTCGCGGTCGAGATCGTGCGCGAGGCCATGAGGCTCAACGATCACGACGTGCTGTTCTACTCGCCCCGGCAACAGGGCGGCATGCTGGCCCGCAGCGCGCTCAATCAGTCGCTGCGCAACAACGCTGGCGAGGGCTATGTCGGCATCCTCAAGTATCTCGGCCTGAAGCACTTCACGCCGCACGACCTGCGCCGCACCGCCGCCACGCTGGCAGGCGATGAGGAGTTCTCCGACGCCGACATCGCGCGATGCCTTGACCATCAGAAGGCGGGTGGCGAGGGCGCAGTCGCCCCCAGCGTGACCGGGCGCGTCTATGTCAGGTCGAAGCGGATCGAGGAAAAGCGCAAGGTGCTGAACGGCCTCGATGCCGCACTGCGCCGGATCATCGGCAAGCGCCCAGCGAGCGTGGGCAAGTTGAAGCTGGCCGCCTGACCCCTCAAACCCCTCATCACACAAACGTCACTGAGAAACCCTGCCCCACCCCGGCGGGGTTTTTCTTTTGATCTGGATCAATAAGTCAGAACGCGGTTAACGATCCCATCGCCGCACTTGCACTAAATCCATTTGCTCCCTGTGACGTCATGAAACTGCCGATCCCCATCGCCCTCCCGGCGGAACGCAGCGCGCTTGCGCGCCTCTACATCGACCTGTCGATGGCCTTCCGCGCCACCATCCCGAACAACAAGCGGCCCACCGTGGAACCGGATGCCAATCGCACCCTGATCGCGGTCGCCGTCATGCTGGGCCATGCGGAAGGCCACGCCATGACCGAAACCGAGATCGCCAGCTGCGTTCAGATGCCCCGCCAGTCCGTGCATCGCCGACTGGAGGCGCTGGTCGAGAGCGGCCTGATCGTTCGCTGCAAACACCGCTACTACCTCGAACCGGGACGCGCCTTGAACGTGCCGCACAAGGACAAGTTCGATCTGCCGCTGGCGCAGGCGTTCGAGGTGCTGGGTCCGTATTTGCTCAAACTGGGCGAATGAGTTTCTCAGAATAGAAAATCCTTTCGCGATCCGGTCGCATTTTTGCCCCACACAACTCTGACAAACTAAGAATGGGGGTGGATTGCGGCAAACGGGCGTTTGGCGTACTTTGCACCCTCCACAACCGCAAGGGGACACCCAATGCCTAAGCCACCACCTGTCGAGTATTTCGAGTGCGTCTGCCGGATGCCGGTTCTCACCGCAGGCCCGATCATGGCGATGCTGACCAAGATCGAGGGACTGGACGTCTCAGCGCCGCACCTCGTCAGCGAGATCAAGGCCTACAGCCGCAACACCGCCGTCACCGGCAGCAACCCGGAAATGGGGACCAAGGCGTTCCTCGCCGAGTGGTCGAAAGCAAACCCGACCTTCAAGGCCATCGATGCGGTGAAGGCGATCAGGGCCGATGGTCGCGGCAACGGCACCGCCGCCTACCCGGCACTCAATGCGCTGGTCGAGGACGGCACCTTCAAGAAACTCGCCCCCGGCCAATACTCGCGCGCCGACGTCAAGCACCTGCCCTCGCCGAAGGCTAAGGCCGCCAAGAAGGCGAAGCGCAAGAACGACGTCAGCAACGCCGAGTTCACCCGCCGCGCGATGAGCCGCGCCCATGGTCGGATATCGTCGGCGGCGCTGAAGCGGCTGTTCGAGAACGACGGTCGCCCGACGAGCGGCACCGGCCCGACCCTCACCAAGATGCGCGAGGGCGGCGTCGTCAAGCAGGTCGGCGAAGGCATGTATGAGTTGACCGCCCGTGGCAAGGGCAAGCCCGCCAGCAAGCCCAAGGTCAACGGCGCAGCCGCCGTCGCCGACACCGCGCCGGGAGTGTGAGTAGATGGCTGCGATCAAGGGATGGATCAAGCGTGCGCAGCGTCAGATCGACCACGACCCGGAAATCGACCGCATGAAAACCCTGTGGCGCGACGAGCGCCTGAAGGAGAGCGACTTTGCGATGCTGGCCGGGCTGTCGGTTCAGACCGTGCATAAGATGTTCGACGGCCAAACCAAGCGGCCCCAGCACCTGACCTACCGCAAGATGGCGACGGCGATGGGCTACAGCTACACGCTGACGCGCGATCTGGTGCCGAACTACGAGATCGAGGTGGGCAAGGCGCGCGAGGAGTTTCGGGATTATCGCAAGGCACTGGAGGCAGAACGCCTCAAGGCCAACAAGAAAAAGAACGGCAAGGGGAAATGAGCATCCACAAAACCAGAGGCGTCAAGGACATCGACAAGCAGTTCGGTGTCCGCATCCGCACCCTGCGCGCCCAGCAGGGCATCAGTCAGGACAGCCTTGCGAAGGCGGTGGGCGTCTCGTTCCAGCAGATACAGAAGTACGAGAAGGGCAGCAACCGCGTGTCGCTGGCGCGGGCGGTGCAGCTGGCGGCGGAACTGCACACCAGCGTCAACGAACTGATCGGCGCTGACGACAGCAAGGCGCTGGCCTCCACCTCCTTCAACCACGCCACCTTCAAGCTGGCGCAGTCGCTGGAGCGGCTGCACGGTCTGTCCCCATCTCTGACGACCGAGTTTCGCCGGATGATTGACACGCAGTGCGACGTGCTGGAGGCTAAGGAGGGCAAGAAAAAAAGGAAGCGCTGATGCTCAACGCCGCCATCCGGGGCATCCCACGCCCGCCGCGCCTCGCGCGGCGGCCCGTCAACGAACGCGGCTTCCCGGTGCCGTGGTTCGTCAGCTTCATTGGCGGCAAGTGGGATTTTGTCAACCTCGACCCGCGCAAGATCATCGAGGCCTACAACCGGAAAATCTGCTGGCTGTGCGGCGAGCCGCTCGGCACGTTCAAGGCCTTCGTGATCGGCCCGATGTGTTCGATCAACCGCATCTCCAGTGAGCCGCCCGCGCACGCCGATTGCGCCGAGTATGCGGTGAAGGCCTGCCCGTTCCTCGCCCGCCCCAATGCCAAGCGCAACACCGCCGCCGCGCTCGCTGGCGACGAGCATGTGCCCGGCATCATGATCCAGCATAACCCCGGTGCGAACCTGATCTGGATCACCAAGGCCTTCCAGCCGATCCGCGACCCCAACGGCGGCGTGCTGTTCGCTCTCGGCGAGCCGACGTCGGTGACATGGTGGGCCGAAGGCCGCACCGCCACGCGCGCCGAGATCGAGGCCGCCATCGACAAGGGCCTGCCGTTCCTGCGGCGGGTCGCCGCTGCCGAAAACGCAATGCCTGATCTCGAACGCGAGATCGAGCGCGCCAAGAAACTGCTGCCAGCGGAGTAGTCATGAGATCGCTCACCGCCGCCGTGATCTGCATCGCCAGTTGCGCACAGGCCGAGACGTTCGCGGAGCGCTGGCCGCAACCGGTCGCCATCGAGCCTGCGGCGGTCGCTGAGAGGCTCCCGGTCGAGCGGCCATCGAAGGCCACCCGCCGGGCGCGGGCGCAGCAGCGCGGTTTTGTGTGCCACCGGCAGACCTACTATGTGGGCCGCCACCGATACTGGAAATGCCGACGATGAACGATACGCTCCGCTCGAAACTGAATGAGGGGTTATGTCCAGACTGCGGCGGCTTTATCTTCCGGCCCGGCCCGCGTGGCGGCATCGCGCAGAACATCGAATGCCTGTGTGGCTCACGCTTCAATGTCGCGCGCTACACGTTCAAGGATAGCGGCGATACCCACTTGATCATGGCAGAACGCATCCCCTCCGAGAAGGACGGCGGCGGCGCGTGGCGCGAGGATATGTTCCCACGGGTGCTGGAATGAGCGACGACGACGACAATGACGACAGGTTCGAGCGGTGGTGCGACGTCAACGGCATCGTCGCAATGAGGTATCGCCGCCTCGATGACGGTCGCGAGATAGCCTGCTATTTCCGCGCCGATGGCAGCGAGGTGATCCCCAGCGAAAGTTTTGGCTATGACGCCAAGCTGACGCCCTACACCAAGACCAGCGGGCGAGGATGAGGAGGACGCGATGCCGACACCATTGCTGGTGATGCGACTGAAGGACATGACGCGCGTTCACCCCGACCAGATCGAGGCGCGCTGCTCGAAATGCAACGAGGTGGTTGGGGTCTATCCATCAGGCCAGCGGCTGATGAAGGAGATACCCGACATCACGTTGGTCTGTCAGGTCTGCAAGGAAGATGCCGACATCTCGATCCTCGCGCCGGGCGCGCTGGAAGAACCGTTCGAGAGCAAGAGGAAGCAGTGACATGGCAATGCTGATCGTCAGCGCAGCGGAGCGCGAACGCGCCGCCGAGATCATCGCCGAAGCAAAGGCGCACCCGGTGTTGTTCGAGACCGTCAGGCACGGCGTGGTCGATGACACGCCGCTGCTGAGACTGAAAGACCGCAAGCCCGGCATCGAGCGGCCCCGATCCGCGCACATGATGTTCCCCGGTGGCTACCGCGCCGCCTTCTCCATCGAGCAACAGCCCGCAGGCATGTGCAGTCACCTGTCGATCAGCGTCGAGGGCCGCTCGCGCAAGGGCATGATGCCATCGGTCGAGGCGGTGCAGGCAATCGCGGAGGTGTTCGGTGTGCCGTTCCCGCCGAATGCCGGTGGCTGGACAGAGGAGTTCGAGCCGGGCGAGTACGCCATCAATCTTGTGTCGCTGTACGCACCCGCGCAGGAGGGCCACGCATGAGCGATGAGCAACGCTGGACAATGGTTGCTGCGGCTGGCGGCGTCATCCGCAGGCTGGCGAAACTGGCCGTGGCCTGTCAGGTGCCGAAGCACGTTCTTGTCGAGTTGATCAGCGAGGCTTACGACAAGGAACGCGACAACGCGAGGATGCCGCAATAACAAAAATCCCGCGTCTGGCGAACCAGACGCGGGACTAACCCCTACAAAAGCAATGACAACGCAAACGCAATGAAGGAACGATAGCATGATACGCAATGCCAGCGCCTTACTTTTATTTGCGATGTTGTTGCCAGCCTCGACTGCAGCGCAGGACGACGCTACACCACCCGTCAAGACCGAAAGAGAAAAGGCCACGCTTACTGTATCAAGGCCGCCACCGATGCCAGAGCCACCCATTCATCGCGGCTGCACCGCCTACCGGCTTTATACGCCGCGCGACGGCGAGACGTGGCAATGCAAGTGAGGCTTCAACTGCCAACCCAAGGACGGCCATTCAGCAGATTGGGGTCGAGCAATTGACTACCTTGATCGCCACGATCTACTCCGATGAACGGGTACTGGTTGCTGCCCCAGCCAAGTAGATCGGGGGCTTGCGGGGGCATGTCGTACCGAGTAATCGGGAAGTTGGGTATGTTGGCTCCCCATCCGGGGGCTTGCTCCGGGCGCAAGTTCAGGTTTTGCGACATGGGATTGATAGCGGGCGAGGTTTGCTCGGCGACATCGCCACGTTGCGTGGTGATATCAAGCTGCCGTTGTAGGGCGTTGGGTACCGTAAGCAGTTGACTGCGTCCATACTCATAGAGCGGCGTCATATCTGTTCCGCCTTCCATGAGTGGTTCCTGCTGCGCAACCGGCCGGGTGCCGTTTCCGCTGTTGTACATCATCAGCAGCGCAAGCTGATCCCGCAGCGTATTAGCGCGAGGCTGCGGCGTGCCAAGGTTCGGCTGGGCAGAGGGCGCAAACGTCTGCGGGTCGTAGGGGTTGAAGCTGTTGGGCTGCGAATAGGGCGTTTCCCATTGCTGGCTTGGTGCCCGCGCCGCGTCACTGCCGATGCCACCCCCGCCCTGCAGCATTTGCTGTAGCAGTTGCTGTTGGTATTCGGGCGTGCCCGGCACCGCGCCGCCCCCGCCACCTCCGCCGCCAATCGAGCCGAAGACGTTGCCTTGCGGTACCGCTCGGCTGTAGTCCGCGCCAAGACCTGCGTAGTAGGCCGTCTGGTTGCCGAAGCCGCCGCTTTGCGCGAACGGGTCATAGGCTCCGACCCCCGCGGAGTAGTTCTGCAGGTTGTTGTAGGCTGCGTTGTTGGCGGCAATCGCGGCGTCAGCTTGCGGCGTATAGCCGTTGCCATAGCCCAATCCGCCTGCGATGCCGCCGCCGCCATCGAACTCCATGACTTACCTCATTTTGTCAGTGAAGGCCGGTAACCCGGCCAAGGCCGCCGATCAGCTCAGACGCGATCCAGAACGCTATCGCCATCGGCAGCAGACCCCACGGGCCTGCTGCCGGAATACGCATGGCAACGCAGGCCAGCACGAACGCGAACACCAGCAGGATCAAACCAAGGTTCTGCATGACTACCTCCTCACTTCACAGCGCGCGATCTGCACCATGGTGCGTGCCGCGTTCTTGCAGGCGATCTCGGCGACGACGACCGCGAGATCGGCGCGGCTGGCGCGCTCCTCCAGCAGCGCCCGCAATCCATTGTCGTCGGTCGTCACGCACCCCGCCAGCGGCAGGGCGATCAGCAATACCTTCCACATCACTTGCCCTCCAGTAGTTGTCGCACCGCGTCACAGCTTTCCACCGCGCTGACGAACTTGCCGTCGGCGAGGCCAACGCGGCAGCGCACGCTATTGGTCAGCAACCTGTTGCCCTGTTCGGTCGGTGCGTGCAGCGTGGTGACCATCTCCGGGTTGATCGTCACCTCGCGCCCATCGACCGAGTGCAGCACGATGAGGACGAGGACGATGTTCATCCCGCCGCTTCCATCGCCGCGATCTTCGCCTCAAGCTGGTCGATGCGGTCGAGCATGCGCGAGACGGCGGCCCACAGGTAGGGCGTGCGCCTACCGTAGTCGATGCCCCACAGCACGGGCATTGGCATTTCACCATCCTTCGGTGCTTCGGACACTGGCGGCGGTGTCGCAAGATCGGGATCGACGGCGTATGACTTCTGCGCGATCCAGCCCACACCATCATCGCCGGTTGCCTTCCACGTCCATGACATCACCGGGTCGGCGCGGATGATCGCAATGGCCTCATCCGGCGTGTAGGCTCCCTTCACATCCTTCAGATTTTCGTCTGACGTGGTATTGTAGGCGATGTTGGTTGCGGTCTGGCTGATGGACCCGCTCATGCTGTTAGCCGCGTTGGCAAAGTAGACCGCGACGGTGCTATCCGTCTGCGGTCGCAAGGCCAGACCGTAGGCCGTGCCGGAACCAGCGAAGGCTACGTTCAGTCCGCAGGTGACACCGGCAAGACCGAAGCCGCCGCCCATGACGCCCATCGTTCCCCTGAAGAAACTGTTCTGGGCAACGCCAATGCCGCCGTTCACCCGCAACGCGCCGCCGGTGTAATCAATGGGAACTGTCGCATCCGCTACCAAGACCGGCGCGCCAAACAGTTGATAAAGGCCAGCACTCAGGCTAAGGGCGCGGGTGCCGCCCGTGCCGAAATAATACGCGCCTGCCGTCGCACTGGAAGCTGCCGTGTGGTTGACACCACTGACATCGCCCGAAGCATTGATGGCCCCGCAATTCAGCGTTCCACCATTCAACACAAAATTGGTGCCGTCGTAGACCAGAGATTTGCTGCCGCTGCTGCCGAAGAATACAGCGTAGGGCGCGGCCAGCCCCGCCCCTGTGACGATGGAGCCGCCGACGCCCAGCGACCCGCCAGCCAGATTGAACTGCGCGCCGTCGTAGGTGATGCTCTTGGTGCCGCTGTTGCCGAAGTAGTAGGTGCCGGTCGCGCCACCGGACCCGACCGTGAACGTACCGGGCATCAGCGCGTTGCCGGTCTGGCGATTGATGTTCAACGCTGGCGGCGCGATGAGCGTGCCGCTGTCGTCGTATCGAAACAGCGCAAAGTCGCTGCCCGCGTTGCCGCCGCTTTCGGCTGCACCGTCGCCCAGCGAAATCCCCCAACGAAGTGCCCCGCCAGTCGATCCATAAATCCAGTTGACGTTAGCCCCGGCGAGTTTGTCGAGACGGAGCGCCGCGTGGCTGATCGTGAGATCGCCCGTCATGGTGTCGCCCGCCACATTGACGTAGCGCGCGTCGGTGTCGGTCAGCGATCCCGGTCCCTGCAGCCACGTTCCGCTCCAGACGCCCGCGACCTTGTTCTGCACATAGAGGATGCCCGTGGTCTGGTCGCGCGCCTCGATGGTGGCGTAGCTGCCGTCGGCGTTCTCGTAATACTGGCCTGCAAAGCGATTGGTCGGGTTCGGCGCGCCGGTCGCGCCTGCGGCAGAGTAGAACGAGCCGTTGACCCAAGAGCCGCTGTAGTTGGTGATGATCTGCTTGGCGATCTCGCCAGACAGGTTGATCATCGCAGTGCGCGCATCGCTCGCACCCGTGCCACCGGCCACAATCGGGCGCGGCAGGTTGAGGTCTTGCTCGATGTCGGCGACGTAGGCGTTATACTTGCTGCTCTCAATCGTGGTGTCGGGCACGGCATCGGTGCCGGGCGGGCGGTGATAGATATTGGCTCCATCGCGCGGCATCAGCGTTGCTCCTCAACCGAAGAAGGTGTGTCGATGATGATCCGACGCGGGCCGGGCGTGGCCTCGCGCTCGGTCTGCAAGGCAAGTAGGCGCGCAATCTCGTCGCGGTGCGCGCCCGCACTGATCGAGGCAGGCATCTGCGAAACCGGCGGCGACATCGACAGGCGCGGCGGCAGCTGTCCCGCCATGTAGGCTTGAGAATATGGTGCGCTCGCGCGGATGACATTGTCAGCCTCGTTGACGGCGCGGCGCGTCAATGCCGTCGTTGCCGCGCTCGCGCCAGCACCCGCCCCTGCCAAAGCCGCCGCGTGACCCAAACCTGACGTGCCCCAAGTGAGCATTGGCAGGACCGCCGTGAACGCGCCGGGGCGCGACATGCCGGTGACCGCACTCACCCCTTGCAGGGCGCGCTCGCCCAGCGAACCCTTGCCGATGTCCTCGACCGCCTCGCGCTGCGGCTCGGTCAGGAAGCGCGACTGCTTGTCGCTCGACGCCCACTGCCGCATCTGCTTGCGCGTTGCCTGCCCCTCGGCGAGAAACGGCAACAGATTGCTGCTGCCCGCCGCGTCCAGTTTCGCCTTCGCGATCCGGTCGCGCAGATCAGTGCTCTGCATCGCAGCCTGATAGTTGGCATTGGCCTCCCGCAATGTAGGACCGGCCCGCGCCGCTGCTGCCTGCCCGCCCGTCACGGCAGTCGGCGGCGGGTTCTCCAGAAAATGGTCGATCATCTGGCGCGCGTAGCGGGCGCTGTAGCCTTCGTCGCCGCCCGTAACCTTGTTGAGTTCCTTGCGAATGGTGTGCAGCGAGGATGCCGTCGGCGGCAGGCTGTCCAGCGTGTCGAGGATGCGGTGGGTCTCGGTCGCGCCGATCTGGCCCGACTTCGACTGCGCGTGCAGGTCGCGCTTGATCAGGTCGGTCAGATCGTTGAGCGAAGCGCGCTCATAGGGCGCGATGGTGCTGAGAGACTGATAACCGCGCTCGGCGGCCTGCTCGATCTCGGCAGTTGGTGCAGGCAGGATGCGCGGCTGAAGCACTTTGCTGACGCCGGGGAAGTAGTCCTTGACGGCGCGCCCCGCAGAGACGAGGCCCTGACCAAGGGGCGCAAGTATCTGCCCCATCAGCGGCCCAGCGGCACCTATGGCTGCGCCGGTCTTGGCGGCACCGGGATCACCGCCGCTGCGAATAAACGCATCAGTGCCGCCCAGCGCACCGCCTGCGGCGGTCTGGCCAGCGAAGGTGCTGCCGCCGAAGGCTTTCGGGAACAGGCGCGCCGCAGGCACCGTAGACATCACGCTGCCCGCCACCTCGCCGGTCGCGCTCTCCACCGGATGCTCGGCAGCGATCCGGTCGCCCATCGCGTTCAGGTCGTCATAAGCCTTGCGCCACGACGTCCCCGGAATAAGCGCGGCTGGCGCGGCGACGACGGCGTTGACGCCCCGGTCGAGCATCGGGCCGATGATCGGGATGCCACGCACGACGCCTTGCGTGTGCGCCATCGCGCCCTCGGCGACGTTGTGCAGGCGATCACTCGACGGCTCGTCGGGGACAATGGTTGTGGGTTCGTCGTCGGGGACAATGGTCATTGCACCTTGAACCTCTTGCCGCCGACGATGATCTTGGTGCCGCGCGGCAGGTTCGCCTGTTCGGCTTCCTGCATCGTCGTGAAACTGGGCGGCGCGGCGGCCTTCTCCGCAGGCATGGCAGTCAACGGATCGGGCACGTCGTACAGGCGGCGCAGCGTCGGCGGCTGGGTCTTCAGGAGATTGTCGAGATCACCGCGATGCTCGTTGATCTTGGCAATGGCACTGCGTTCGGCGATGTCGAGCATTCTGCGAGCGCTCTTTTCATCGAGCGTATAATCGGCACCAGACATCGCCATGCCCTGCCGCCGGTCCTCGTTCGAGATTTGCGCGCCCCCATATGACTTGATCGCCTGCGCCGCCATCGGCCCCAGCGATGTCTTATAGGTCTGGGTCGCGGCCACGATGCGCGCGGCGTCCTTGTCGCCCGCCTCGGCCCGCAGCTGGTAGTAGAGCAGCTTGGCGGGTGCGGCGACACCAAACAGCGTGCCCGCGTCGATCACCTCGCGAGCGTTGCGTAGACCCTCCAGCCCAGCGACCGCCAGTGCGGTGTTCTTCTTGCTCTCAGTCAGATACTCATGCACATGCGGCGGCAGGTCGCCGTAAACGGCGCGGCGCTGATCCTGCTCCTGTTGCTGCTGGGTCTTATACCGCTCCTGCTTCAAGGTCTCCTGCGTTTGCGGCAGGCTTTGATGCGCCCTGATCCACTCGCTGTCCTGCGTATTATATTTCGCAAGGTCGCTGGCGAATTGCGCATCGACTTCCTTTTGGCGCTGCGCACGCTGGGCCTCCAGCAGTGCTGCCTGCCCCTTGTAGAACTCACGCATTTCCTGAAACGGATGCGACAACGCGCGCTGCTCGAACGTCACCTGATCGGGTGACTTATCCACCTGCTTCGGCAACGTCGGTCTCGTCGGCCTATCCCATGCAGCGGCACCGGGTTGCGCCGGAAGCGGCGACGACGTCTGCGGCGCTGGCAGTGTGATCGGCGCGTCGGTCGGCTGGCGCGGCGCAATCGGCGGCGGCCTGTATTGTTGCGATTGCTGCGCGACCTGCATCAGCTGCGAGGCTGGCTGCACATCCGACTGGATCGGGCGGTTGCCTGCGGCTTCAGGCGGGCCACCAAGGGAAGCCACCTGCAAGGGCAAGTTGGTCGGGGCTGTAGGCCCCGGCTGCGTAGGGTTTAGCTGCGACACCTCCGGGCCGTTCAGCGCGTCACTTCCGTTCGCAAGCAGATTGGCAATCTTGTCACGCGGAGCAGCAATCGAGGTCGGGCTGACCGGCGGTGCCGCGCTTGCCGCAGCGGGGCCGAGTTGCGCCACCATGCTCTGCGGGATCGACGGCTGCGCGGTCGAGGGGTCAGGAAAGACCGACGCCTGCGCGGTCTTTACTTCATCGACCAGCGGTTCATCCGCGACCTTGGTCTGCGGTTCAGCCGCAGCCTGCGGCCCGGCTCCTTTGTTGACCCCGGCCTTCTCGGCCTGCATCGCCTTGTCCACCGCCGCCTGCTGCGCCACCAACTGCCGCGACATACCGATCTCGCCGAGACTGTCGCCAATCGCGGCAAGACCCTCGCCGAAGGTTTTCGGATATGCCCGCTTCTTCTCCATCAGCCCCAATGCGATCCGCTGACGCAGCGCCAAAGCCGCGCTGCTGGTCGGGTCGCTCGGGTCGGCGTTGGCGTTGAAAATGTTCAACCACTCAGGCATTCGTGCCTCCCATCAACAGTCGCAGCCTCTCCTGCCGCGCCGCTTCTTCCCGCATCTCATCCAGCCCCGGATCGACGGCGGTCGGCGCGACCGGTGCTTGTGCCATCTGCTGCTGCTGCGCCATCGCTCTCGCCTGCGCGGCGGCGCGCTGCTGCATCATCTGCATGGCGATGCGCTTGCGCATTTGCATCTGCTGATAGCCGAGTGCCGCGACCTGTGGGGGCACCGCGACCATGCCCATCGGGTTGACTGCCATCACGCTGCCCTCAGAATTGATCCCATCACCATCGCTGGCTTGATGAACTTCCGGCCCTCATGCTCCTCGACCGCGCGCGGCTCGATCCGCTCGACGTCCTGCGCCATCGGACCAATGTGGCGCGTCGAGGCCGGATCGTCCTTGTAGCTGTACTGATAGATCGGCAACTTCTCAGCGTTGCCCTTCGGGCTGGCCGCGAACACGGTGGCGATCTTGTCGATATCCTCCTTCTCGCGACGATCCGACAGCTTCATCGCGCCAGCGCCGAGACCGAGAATGCCGCCCATGAAACTGTTCCAGCCCTGCAGCTGGCTGTTGTAGTTGCTCTGCTGCTGGTTGAAGTTGGTGTTGATCAGGCCCGCGACGTCGGTCGTCGGTATCTGCGACTGCGGCGCGTTGATGAAGTTCGGCTGGCTCACCTGCGAGCCAGACAATAGCGCGGTGATCTCGTTGATCGGCTGGTTCCTGCGCGCGTACTGCTCCTGCATGTACTGGTTGCGCGCGGCCTGACTGGCGTTGAAGCCCGCCTGCGCCTGCTGCACCTGCTGGGCGAGGGCCTGATTGCGGAAGGCCGCTTGGCCAGCGTTCTGCTGCGCCTGCTGGGCCTGCGCCTGATTGGCGAACGAGCCTGCGCCCAGCTGCTGCTCATAGCCCTGCTGCTGCGCTTGGTTCTGGAACGCGGCCTGCGCGCCAGCCATCTGCGCCAATCGCTGCTGCTCGCCACCGGCTTGGCTGATCGCACCGTACCGCGCGTCGTTGGCCTGACGCGAGTAGTTCATCATCGCGTCGTTGTAGGCCTGCGAGCCGTAGCGAATGCCCTGATCGGCGAGGCTCTGCGTCAGCTGATCCTTCTCGATAGCCAGCTGCGGGTTCATGCGCGCCATCAGCGCATCCTCGACGCGCTGCCGGTCGGCGGAGAAATTGTCCGCAGGCCCGTAGGTCTTGGTGATGTCGCCGCTCGGCCCCAGCTGCGACTGGATCGCGCCGCCGGGGTCGTAGCTGGTCTGCGCGCCCGGCACGCCCGTGATGTTGCCAGCGTTGCCCGCCGTCGGCGCGCCAGAGGTGTCCATCTCGCTGCCCAGCAGGCCTGCAATGCGACCCGACTGCGCGTTCGCCATGCCCGCCAGATTATACTGCGCGCCTTCGGTCTGGCTCTGGATCGCCTGCTGCGTCGGCGACAGCGTTTGTGTCGCGGTGAAGCGCGGGATGTTGTAGGTCGAGTTGGTGACCGGGTCGGTCCATGAGTAGTTGCCGGTCTGGTTATAGTCGAGCGAGCCGGTCGGCGTGACTTGGTTGACGTTGTTCAGAAAGGCGTTCGCGACCGCCGTGTTGACGTTGGTCGCCGTGCCAGCCGCCGCCGTTCGGTTGGGGTCGGGAGGGGTCGGTGCGTCGGGCTTGCCCATCTCAGTATCCTTGCGGTCCTGTCGGCATCTGTTGCGGCATCTGCTGCGGCATCGCTGGCGGCGCAGCGCCCATCGGTGCGCCCGCCGGTTGCTGCATCGGCACCGTCGGCATCTGCGGCATCGTGCCCGGCATTGGCGCGGGCGGCATCGCGCCCGACGTCGGCGAGGCACCGGGCATCTGCACCGGCATCTGCGGCATCGACTGCACTGGCATTGCCTGCACCTGCGGGCGCGGCGGCGGGCTTTGCACGTTCATCATCGCCTGCACAATCGAGTTGCGCTGACCGTTGGCGGCGGGGCTGAGGTACGGCATCAGGCGGCCTCTTTCATCTGTTCAACGCGCGGCTTGTTGAACTTGTTGTCGATCCAGTCCTCGTAGGTAAGCGTGCAGACCACCCCGTCGCGATCACTGCCAAACAGCCGCGCGATGCGGTGAAAGACGTAGCCGTAGCGCGCCAGTATCCCCAGCAGGTACTCGTTGTCGGCAGGCACGCGCATCACCACCATCTGGCAGCGCAATTCGAGGAACGGGTAGGCGTACAGTCGCGCCAGTGTCGCGCGCGTCAGCCACTGCCGGTGCGGGATCGCAGCCCCCGACATTTCGATTATCTCGGCCTCGGGATCGTAGTTGTGATAGACGCAGCCATAGATCAGATCGCCGTCGCTGATCACGCCGATGGTCTTGACGTTCGGCCCGAAGCCTCTGCGGCAATGCGGGATCAGCTGCGCCACGAAGGGCGCGACGATCTCGTCCTGACCATAGACGTAGTCGAGCATTCATCCTCCCGAACGGTCAGCAGCGTCAGCCGACATCCTCCGAACCGCATCCATCTCCTGCGGCGTCATCGTTTTGGGGAACGGGCTTGGCTCGGCGCGGAACAGGTCACACAGCCCGAACGGACTGACGGTGCCCATCACCACCGCGCAGTGATGCATGCCGCGATAGAACCTGCAGATGCCGCAATGCTCGATGGGATTGCCGCGACCGTATCTGGTTTCCGGTTGCGTTTGCTTCGCTACCATCCGATGCCTCCACCACCCACGCCGTCGCCAATACCGGAACCGCCATCGTCGCCAGCGTTGCCGGTATTGCCGGTGGCACCCTCGTTGCCGCCCGTGGTGCCGGGGCCGACGCTTTCGCCCGGCCCCAGCCCGACAGCCTCTCCGAAGCCACCGACACTCACGCCGGAAACGCTGCCGTCAGAGTTGGTGGCCGTATCGCCGGTCGGACCTTCATTGACGCCGCTGACGCTGATGCCACCGACAGGGCCATCGGCGTTGGTACCTGTGACGCCTTCGTCGCCGAAGCCGATGCCAGAGATGCCGAAGCCATTGGGCGAAATGCCGCTGAGGCTGAGACCCGTGTCGCTTGTGACGCCGCTCGGATCGCCGAAGGTCGCCGCCTGTGCCGCCTGCGCTGCTGCCTCGTCGTCGGAGACGCTGCCGACCAGACCGCTGAGGCCGATGTTGGGGCCGGGCGTCGAGTTGGTCGCGGTCGCGCCATAGCCACTCACCGACGGGTTGGCCAGACCCTGCGCCAAGGCCGACGTGGCCGCCGCTGTCTGCGCCGGGGTCGCCTGCGGCGCTGCCTGCGGTGTCGCCACGGTCGGCGCGAGATTATTCGCAATCGCCTGCATCGCCTGCTGCGCTTCGTTTGTCTGGTTAACCGCAAGACCCAGCTGTGCCGCGAGGGCAGCATGCGCCGCCTGATCTGCAGCCGTGGGGCCGGGTGGCGCTGGCGCTGCCGGTGCCGCTGGCGCTGCTGGCGCGGCCACTGCGCCGGGCACACCGGAGAAGGCACTGGAAACGGGACCAACTACGCCACTGCTTACGGTTGGTGTCCCCATAAGGCCAGACGAGTTGAGGCCTTGCAGACCGGGACTTGCGGTTGTGGTTGGTCCTTGGGTGGCCTGCGTCATTCCCGTCGTTTGCGCCGGGGCATTACCGAGACTGAAACCCGGCGCTTGGGCATTCGGTGGTGCGCTGCTCGGCGGCGATGTGTCAGGCGGCGAGGTGTCCGGTGGTGACGTATTCGGTGGTGACGTATCCGGCGGCGAGGTGTCCGGTGGAGACGTGTCAGGCGGTGAGGTGTCAGGCGGTGCCGGATTGTCAGGGTCTTGACCAAGACCGGTGTAGCCCGATCCGCCGGGGCCGTAGGGGTTGCCGCCAGCGAGCGTGGTGCTGCTGCTATACTCCGAACAACCGGGTGCCTGCGGATTGTCGCGGCACAAAATCGCCATGCTGATGCTGTCGCGCGATCCGATTGCGCCGCCCAGCGCGGCCACGGGTGACGACTGCATCCACGGATCAGCTGCAGGCCTGCGCTTGAGATGCGCCTCGTTCCAGCGCGCCACCGCCGTCATCGAGTTCGGATCGCCTGCGATGTAGGCAGGCGCGAACAGTCCACCCAGCTGACCAACATCATCGTAGGGTGTTAGCGCCATTGTTCACTCCTCAGACGTTGACGCCCAAGCGCTCGTAGACAGCGGAGATCGAGATCAGTTCGACGTCGGGCTTCGCCTGCTGCGCCACGGTGACCTGCACGACCGGCGCGTGGCTGTAGCCGGTCAATCCGATGCTCACCCACCCGGTGTTGCGCACCACGGCCTTGCCGGGCGCGGGCTGATCCCACTGCGCATACTGGGCGCGCTGCGGCGCTGTCGGGACCGGCGGCGGCGGCCCACCCATGTCAGGCCCCCAGTGCCCCTCATCCCAAAGATCGGCCACGCCGGGATCGGGACCGGCAGGTGGCGGCGGCGGCAGCGTGATGACATAGTCGACGGTCGCACCCAGCTGCGGCTGGAACGGCTGCGCATTGGCGGCGGCGAACGACGCCCGCGCCTGTCGCCATGTGATGGTGTTCGGTGGCGAAGCAAACATCTCCCAGCCGCCGACCAAAGTCGCCGTGTACGGCACGCCGTCGTCGTAGCCGGTGCGGTCGGCCTGCATGATGATGCCGCCTTGCGTGCCGAAATACATATCGCCGCGCATCCGCACAAAGCAGGTGGCGTCATAGCCGACGAAGCGGCACCACGCGCCGGTCGCCGCGTTGACGGCGGCGCAGTAGCGGTTGCCGGGATTGCCGCCGGGCCATGTCACGAAGATGCCGCCGTACTCATCCCACTTTTCCATCGTCCACGACCACGCGCGCTTGGCATTCACCTCGTCGCGCCACATCGGCTTGATGGTCACCGTGATCGCCGCCAGATCGAGTTGCGCGCTGTCCTTGGTGATCGCAGCGGAGATCGGCACGATGCCGTCAACGGTCGCGATCAACAGATCGCCGCCGACCTGCAGGTGCGCGTTCATGCCCATCGGCGCGCCAATCGAGTAGCGCCCCTCCTGCCGCCAGTTCGCGGCATCCGAAGGATTGGTGCCGGTGAAAATCAGTATCTCGCCAAGGTCGGTGACGAAGCAGCATTTTTCGTCAATGCCGTCGCCTGCATCGAGCGACCACGTCGCCCCGAACAGCAGCTTGCCGCCCTTGGTGGCGGCACCCGCCAGCGGGATCATCGACAGCTGCCCCTGAAACGCATTGAGCGGCAAGTACCATGCGTTCATGGTGCCGCCTTCGATAAAAAAATATCTGTTCCTGTACTTCCAGACGTAGGTGAGGTTGTGCCCGTTGATGCACGACGGCGGCGGCGTCAGCGCAGGATCAGTGTGGAT